GGCAAGGTGCGCGACCATCTTGCAGGCGTCGTTGCCAACGGCAAGTTGGCGCGGGCGGAGTTGAAGGAGCTTGCAGAGACGGCGGAACGGCGGAAGCGGTTCGGGATCATTTAGTCGTTGCAACCAAGGCGAGAGTGGTCCAAAATGTTCCTTGTTTGTTCTGTGGCCCGTGGCGTGAGAGATCGAGAATGATCCAGGTTGGAAATGCGGTTCTACGGTCGCTCGCAGCACTGCTCTTGTCCTGCGGTTTCACTCTTCTCCCTTCCGGTCAGTCCGACGCCAAAGAGAGCCTGTTCGGGAGGGAGGCATCCTATCGCGCGGCGGACTATTGCCGCGGTGTTGCCGTGCGACCTGTCGCGCTTAGCGACGACCAGGCGGTCCTGTGTCTCGACGGCCGGATCGAGAAGGAAACGGACGTATCGCCGGCGAGGAGATTGAGGGAAGGCGGTCTGTTCGTCGTTCGAAGCGCCGGTGGCGACATAGCGTCCGCAATTGCTCTTGCCGACGTGCTGCGCGAACGACGCGCAGTGGTCGTCGTGTATGACCAGTGTTTGTGGAGCTGCGCCAACTATCTCCTGATCGCGTCTGATCGGAGCTATGTGCTCAAAGGCGCGCTAGTCGCATGGGACTATGAGAGCAGCGATCCCGCGCTCCCGTCATGCGCCAAATTTGCGATGGAGAAGACGCGAGATGGAGATTACCGCCTGCAGCGCGGCTCCTGTCGGCCTTTGCCGGCCGACGAGGCTCATTGGCGGAAGGTCGTGCTGGCCCAGACCGGGTTTTACAGGGGCCGCATGGTCGACCCGCGCTTTGAGCCGCCGCCGGACAATCGCTATCTGCGAAAGGTCGTCAAGTCCCTCTATCCCGATACTCATGCTTACCACCATATTGGGTGGACGCTTCACCCCAGATACTTTGCGAGATTGTTCAAGACCAGGATTGTTTACGAGTCCTATCCCGAAGGGCAGGCCGAGGTGGATGAGATGGTAGCCCGGCTGCGTCTCGACATGAAGGTGATTCATGATCCGTAGACCGGGCACTCGCGCGACGGCGGAGTGAACCAATTCGTTTTCCATCCCATGAATTAGAAAGCGTGGCGCATTAAGGATGAATGAGATACCGACCGACAGCGATCGGCGGAATCCGATCCTCGATTATCCCGGCTACTATATGCCTGGCTTTTTCTCGTGGCTGCTGGGCGAGATTCCAAGATTTGGTTTTCCGGATTGGGGTCCCATTCCGCAGCTTCCGCGTGAGCGGCCGGTTACGCCGCCGTCTCGGAATCCGAGTCTGCCGCCGGCGCACGAAGTTGATCCACCGGATCGGCCTCCTGAATGGCTGTTCGGTCCGCCGCGCATCGTCCAAGTCTCGCCTGTCTCGCGCCAGACGAGTGCCCAGACCTCTTCCTCGATTGCAGCGCAACCGTCTTCAACGCCGCTGGCTGATCTCATCATCGACCGCATTCGGCGCCTGCAACAGCAAAACTCAAGTCAAAGTCAATCTTCTGCTTTCGATACGGGATCCGCGCCGCCACCGTTTAGTCCCACGGCTACGCTCGCACCGCAAGGACACGAGCCGGTTGAAAACGATCCCTCTCAGGACAAGTCGCCCATCCGGCGTTTGACGCGTGTCAGGCCAGGCTGACGTCGGCGACAACGTTGATCAGTCAACCACCGTAGTTAGGCCGACCTTGCGCGATACGCGTAAGCGCCCGGCAGAGATGTCTCGCTGATCCGCGAACCGGAAACCTGAAGTTCCGCGCCATCGCGTGAGCGAGAACAGGAATACCCCAGCAACTCAGGCCGCAGGTTCCAGGAGAGGCGCAGCGACATCGTTGCGCTATTGGAACAGTACGGCTTTCACAAGGAAACATCGATGTCTCTACCGACTTCCACCTTCGTCACCTACTCCGCGGTGGGTAACCGCGAAGACCTCAGCGATATGATCTATCGTATCGATCCCGTCGACACGCCGTTCATGAGCGGCGTCGACAAGGAAAAGGCGACCGCCGTCAACCACGAATGGCAGACGCAGGCGCTCGCCGGCGCCGATGCCAACAACGCCCAGCTCGAGGGCGACGATCCCAACACCAACACGACCACGCCGACCGTGCGTCTCGGCAATCTGTGCCAGATCTCCTACAAGGTCGCGCGGGTCTCGGGCACGCAGCAGGCGGTTGACCACGCCGGCCGCGACAACGAGCTGGCCTACCAGGAGATGCTGAAAGGCCTCGAGCTCAAGCGAGATCTCGAGACCATCATGTGCGGCACCAACCAGGCCAAGGTGGTCGGCAATACCACGACGGCGCGCAAGACTGCTTCCGTCCTCTCCTGGGTGTTTTCGAACACCTCGAAGGGAACGGCCGGCGGTGCGGCGGATCCGGCGGCCGCGGACGGCACCGGCACGCGGACGGATGGCACCCAGCTCGCCTTCACCGAGGTGCGTCTGAAGACCGTACTGTCCTCGATCTGGACCAATGGCGGCAAGCCCGGCACCATCATGACTGGCGCGTTCAACAAGCAGGTGTTCTCGACCTTTACCGGTCGCTCCACCGCGATCGAGGAATCCAAGTCGAAGAAGATCGTGGCATCCGTCGATGCGTATGAATCCGATTTCGGCAAGCTGAAGGTGGTCGCCAACCGCTTCCAACGCCCGCGCGACGTCCTGGTGCTCGAGCTCGACAAATGGGCGGTCGCCTATCTCAACGGTCGCAACATGATCTCAATCCCGCTCGCCAAGACCGGCGACTCCGATCGCCGGCAGATCCTGGCCGAATACGCGCTCGTGGCCCGCAATGAGAAGGCCTCCGGCGGCGTGTTCGACAACACCACCTCCTGAGCGCCCAGGGTCATTCGTTCCAACCAGTCCACCCCTCGGGGCAGCCTTCGGGCTGCCCCTTTTCCTTTGGAGAGCCAAGATGCCGCTTCCCGGCAATCGCACCCTCAATACGGCCGATCTCACCGCCTACACGCCGTCCTGCGGCGCGAGCCCCGTCGCTGCCTATGTCCGCGTTCCCTTTCGCTGCCGCGTGCTGAAAGCCGCCGGGATCCTGGGCGGTGCGATCACGACCGCCGACGGCACCATCACGGTCTCGGCCAACGCGACCACGCTGGCGACGCTCGCCGTGACGCAAGCGGGCTCCGCCGCGGGACAGCTGTTCTCGGCCGTGCCGCCGTCACCGACCTATCTCAACGAGGACGACGTGATCGTGCTGACGCCCTCGGGCGCCTCCGGTGCGACGATCCCGATGCATTTCTCCATCTCCGTGAGGGCTACCTGACATGCCGTTCTTCTCCAAGCAAAACTCCTCGCGCGTCGGCCCGACCCAGACAGTCGCCTATGACAGCAGCGTCGTCGCCACCAACGCCTTCGGACCGGAAACCTACCAGCTCCGCCTGGTCGCCAATTCCGGCTGCTGCTACCGGATCGGCGATGGCGCGCAGACGGCGACCGTCTCCGACCCCTATCTGCCGGCCAATGTCGTGGAATACGTGACGGTGAGTCCCGGGCAGCGTATCGCCGCGCTCAAGGCCGCGACCAACGGCCTGGTCACCGCGACCGCCGGCACGCTGTGGGTCACGGAGATGTCGTGATGGAGGGCGTCCTGATCAGACCTCATCTCGACAGCAACGGCCGCGAGTTCGCGATCGAGCATGTCCAGGACGTGGCGCCTATCCTGGAATGGAACAGGCAGGCGCGTCGTGAAGAGCAGCGCGGGGATTGGGGGCGGCACGTCGCCCGCATCCCCAATGTCGTCTACGTCCAATGGCTCAACGAGGAGCACGCAAGGGGCAACACCTCGCTGCGACTGTTCACGCCTGAATTCGACGCGATCGTCCAGAAGAAGCTGGACGATTCCGAATGGGCCTTCTTGCGAACCGACAGGCCGAGGCTGCAAGCCGGCTGGTCAGCGGAGCTCACGTGACCCAGATAACCGATTACACGTCACTGCAGCTAGCTGTGACCGAGTATCTCGCGCGCGACCAGGATACGACGCTGATCGCGCGGATCCCAACCTTCGTCCAGCTCGCGGAGGCCAAGTTCAACCGTCAGCTCTTCGTGCGGCAGATGGAGCAGCGGGCGACTGCGCTCGTCGATCCCGGCTCGAGCGAGCCGGAGTTCATCTCGCTGCCGTCGGATTTCCAGTCCATGCGCAGGGTTCGGTTGCCCAGCGTGATCGGGAAGCCGTGCCTCGAGTTCAAATCGGGCACGCAGATGGACGAGTATCGCTTCGCGACGTCGGATGTCGCCGCCCAGCCGCGCTATTTCACGGTCTTCGGCAACGAGCTCGAGCTCGCGCCAACCCCCCATGCGGCCTACACGATCGAGATGGTCTATCGGCAGAACGTCCCGCCGCTCGCCGCGAACGGCGGTAATTGGCTGCTGACCATGGCGCCGGATCTCTATCTGTATGCCGCGCTGCTGGAGTCCGCGCCGTACATCAAGGAAGACGCGCGCATCCAGACCTGGGGGCTGGGGCTCACATCCGCGCTCGCCGACCTGAACAATCTCGGACTGACATCCACTTTCAATGCGGGGCCGATGACCGTGCGCGTGTCCGGGCAGGTGATCTAGGAGATCGACATGGCAAGCTTCAACAAGTTCTACTGCTTCGTGCAGGATGTCGCCAATGCGCTTCACGACATGAAGACGGGTACGGCGCAGGTGTACAAGGTCTACCTGACCAATACGGCGCCTGTGGTCAACAATGCCGTCTACAACGCTCCGGCGGATCTTGCGGGCGGCAACGGGTATACCGCCGGCGGCAACAGCGTCGGCACTATCACCGGCGCGCAAACGACGGGCACGTTCAAGTTCGTCGGCGGCACCGATCCCTCATGGACGGCCGCGGGCGGCTCGATCGGGCCATTTCAGTACGCGGTGCTCTACAATTCGACGTCGTCGACCAAGCCGCTGATCGGCTGGTGGGACTATGGCACCGCGATCACGCTGACGAACGGCAATACCTTCACCATCGATCTCGACCAGACCAACGGCATCCTAACGATCACCTGACATGGCTGCATTCCTCAACAATTGCCGGTTCATTCCCACGGCCGGCGGCACGGCGGACTGGGTCTATTCGTCGACGGTCGGCGGCTGTCAGTCGCCGGCGCTCGCCGGAGCGATCGACGGTCGCAGGTATAAGTTCATCGCGATCAGCGGCGATCTGACCCAGTGGGAAATTGCGGAGGGTGCTTACACGGCAGCGAGTGGAACGTTTGCGCGGACCACCGTGCTTTGCAATTCGTCGGGCTCCGGCGCAGCTGCAGGGCAATCGGGTGCGGGCTCGAGGATCAGCTTCGCCGCCGCGCCGAACGTCGCCATCGTCGGCGTCAAGGAAGACCTGATCTCGATCGAGGAGCCCAACGGCTTCACGGCGAGCCAGATGGCGCAGGCCCGAGCCAATATCGGAGTGACGAAAAAGAACTACGTCATCAACGGCGGAATGCAGGTTTCGCAGGAGAATGGTACGTCCGCGAGCTCAGCATCCGGCTACTACCCGGTCGATCAGTGGCGCCACGAATTCGGTAACGCCGGGGTCGTCAGTGCGGCGCAAGTCGCGAGCTCGACGCCAGGCGGATCGCCTCATCGTATTCGCGTGACTGTTGCGACCGCAGATACTTCGGTTGCGAACACGGACTATTCCGTCATCTCGCAAAGGATCGAGGGAAATCGTGTCGCCGATCTGAGATTCGGCAATGCCGCGGCAAGGACGGTCACGGTGCAGTTCGGCGTCAAGGCGCCCG